GCGCGGCCCACTCGGCCAGCTTGGCGATCTCGCGACCCTTCGCCTGGATCAGGGTCTCCTGCTGCATGGCGTAGGACACCTCATCCAGGTAGATGCCGCCCTTGTGATGGGTGGTCTTGACCGAGGTGTCCACGGCCACCACGACATCCGCGGCGGCAGCCCGGATGCAGAAGGACAGGTCCTCGCTGAAGGTGCGCGGAGTGCCCTTGCCGCCCGCGTCCGGCAGGGTGATCGGCTGGAACGGATCGGGGCCTACCGCCTTGGCCGCGTCCCGGTGGATCAGCAGACATGCCGCCCCCGTGCCGGCCACCTGCTGCCAGGCGTCCCGCTTGTACCGGGCGATGTGCTGCCAGCCCTTCTCCCCGGTCTCCTCGATCTCGGTGAACTCGTAGAGAGTGGGGATGATCCGGTAGCGCGCGGCGTAGAAGTCCGGCTGTGACAGGTGCGGATCCCGCTGCTGAGCGAAGCACAACGCCCCGGTCACCCCGGAACCGTTGGTCTCCGCGGAGGCGATCAGGCGATCCACGGTGTCCGCGGCAAACCCCATGTCGGTGTCCACGAACCAGAGCCATTCGGCGTCCGACTCCAGGAAGGCAGCGGTGATCTCGTTCCGACCGCCGGCCACACCCATCGTGCCTGCCACCTTGCGCAGGTACTGGCCGCCCTCGCGCAGGATCCGGGAGTCTCCGCGGGCCACGTCGTAGAGAAGCAGGTCCATCCAGGACAGGCCGAAGCAGGCAGACCACTGCCCGCCGTCCACGAATCCCGGTATGACCGTTCCTGGCTTCACGTCATTCTCCTTGGCAGGGTTGAACGGGCGGGCCACCACCCTGCCAGGAGTGGCCCGCCCGAGGTGATCACCGCTTACGAGCGGTGGTCTTGGTGGAGTCCGCGGCGGCCTTGGCCGGCGCCGGCTGCACCGCGTCCGCGTCGTTGGTGCGGTCCGCGGCGGGGGTGTCCTCCGACGAGTAGGTCTGCACGTCGGAATGCTCGGTGGCCACCTGGCCCGGCTCCGGCCGGTTGTCCAGGGCGCGGCCCTCCGGGTCATCCAGATCGGCGTGGGAGCCGTCCGGGTTGACCGGACCCACCGACTCGGACAGCAGAACCTCCCGGCCGTCCCCGGCCGTCACCACCCGGCCGCCGTGCTTCTCGATCGGCTGCTTGTCGTCGTAGTCCGGGTCACCGGACTTGGCCTTTTCGTACACCATCGTTTGACCTCCCTGGGTCACCGACATCAGATCTTGAAGTCCTATCGTGCCCTGCCCTGGCGTTCCCCACTCCCTGTTGAGAGCGTGAGGGTGACCAGGGCCGAGAACGCACCCAGCCCGGCGCAAGCGCAGGGCTGGGTCTGGACTAAGCGGTGGTCTTGTCCACCAGGAGACGGAACGCCAGATCGTTGACCGAGTCGGCGCCGTTGCGGAAGTGCATGTACCAGGCGCGGCGGCCGTCCGGGAGGTTGTTGCTGGTGTTGAACAGGTGCGGAATGAACTCGATCGAGGTGCTGCCCGGCTTGTCCACGATCACGTAGTTGTCGAACAGGCCGAACACCAGCAGATTGTCGATAGTGGTGGTCTGCGAGGTCGACGGCGCGGTGAAGGACTGCTGGACGTTGTGGCCCAGGAGCTGCTGGGTGAACGGCTGGGTCAGGTCCGTGGTGTAGGTGGCGCCGAGCGCGGTACCCAGGGCCTGGATCTCGCCGAGGAACTTCGGGTGCATCAACCACTGGGCGCCCTCGGTCCATCGGTCGCCGAGGGCGTTGGCGATGCCCTGGAGGTCGGCCAGCGTCCAGGTGTGGCCGGTGGCCAGCGAGACCGTGACGTTGGTGTTCGCGGCCAGCGCGGTGAAGATGCCGGTGGGCTGGCTGGTGCCGTTACCGGTCATGTGGGCCGCGGCCTCGAGCCGGGTCCGCGAATCGGCCAGCAGCATCTGGACGTCCGAGCCGAGCGAGGCGATGTCCTCGAACGACTCGATCGACGCCTGGATGAGGCTCTTGGCCGAGAAGACCGGGATCTGCACCGGGGCGAACGGCGGCGTGTCGTCCGAAACCTCGGTCAGCTCCGCGTCCCACGAAGCGGTGGAGCCGGCCGTGCTCACGCCGTTCCACTTGTTCGCCCCACCGGTGAGGCTGACCACCCGCGACATGGCCCGGACCACGTCCTTGGCGCCGGAGTTGGTCATGATCAGGGTGGGGTCCAGGTGGGTCGGCACCAGGTAGCCGCCGGCCGTATTGGTACCCACCGCGACCGCGGCGCGCTCCGCCTCGTTCAGCAGAACGGCCTGGCCGATCGTGAGCTTCTCAAAGGCCGTGATGTAGTCCGGCGTCATCCGGGACAGGATGTTGGTGGCCCAGGACGTGTCCCGCGCGTGCTTCTTGAGCGCCCGTTCGAACGACTCTCGACCGGCGTCCCGAACGTCCAGCGTCTCCATCGCCTTCAGGTTTGAGGTGACCAGCGCGCGGGTGATCTCGCCCTTGTCCATGTGCTGCGTGCTCGAGCGCAGGATTTCGAACGGGTCCGTCTGGATCAGGACCTCGGGGCCGCGCCGGCTGCTGCGCTGGATGTCCGGGCCGGGGGTGATGCTCTCCCGGCCGGTTGCCAGGTCCGCCGAGCGAACCGCCTCGATCCGGTCTTCGTACTCCAGGGCCTCGGCGCGCTCCACCTCTAGCGTTTCGAAGGTGTCCAGGGCCGTGGCCGCTCGGGTGAGGTCTTCCTCGCTCGGATCGTCCTTCTCCTGGACCTCCAGGACGATCGCTCGCTGAACCTCGAGAAGGCCGGTCAGTTCATCGCTTGTCCGCCGCTTGGGCATCTCGCTTGACTCCCAGTTCGATAGCTCGCATGCGCAGCGCAATAGCGCGCGCCTTCATGCGGCCCGAGTGGGAGTCAGTTCCCGGCTCTACCGTCACGGTCGGCTCCGGCGGAGTGACCTGCCCAGCGGCCCCTTCAGGGTGCTGGATCTTGTCGAGAAGTGTACGGAGAAGATCCTCCAGCTCGCTACCTGACCGAACGGCCAGGATGCCGGCGCCGGTATAGGCCGGAGAGTGGGTCGGTCCATACTCGGCCAATCCCAGCTCCGTACGGATGATCTTGGGAATGCGGCCGCCGCGCTCGATGGTCCGGGAGTTGAAGATGCGGCCACGGAAGGACTGACCGGTGATGTCCCCGTTGTCGATCGCCTCGAGGACCGCATCGGCCAAGGCGCTCTTGTTGTACCGGGTCACCGTGACCAGGCCTACGCCGTCCACCCGCGGGGCCTCTACCGGCGAGCCCAGGGGGACGGCGCCGAGCATGTTCGGCTTCCCGGTCAGGTCGTAACCGTGGTTGTAGAAGCACTTCACCTTGCCGGGCCGGTACTCGGACAGGGTCTTGTTGAAGCTGGAGCGGTCCAGCTCTTCCACGTAGTGGCCGTGCTGATCGGTGATCTCGGCTTCCTGGCCGAAGACCGCGGCGTACGCGGTGACGGTCCGGCCGTCCCCGGTCTTGGCCCGCGTGATCTCCACGTCCCATGTCCGGTCATAGGTCTGGATCACGTCATGCCCCCTTGTACTTCACGTTGTCCCCGGCCCGCGGCGCCGGCTTCCTGGCCGGAGCCGCCTTCTTGGCCGGGGCCTTGGCCGGCCGGTGAGGCCTGGTGTGATGCGGGGCGGACGGGCGCGCCACGCCGTGTGCCGGGCGCTTCACCTTCAAGCCCTTGGTCTGTCGCAGCTTCAGCAGCAGGGCCGGAGTGGCCACGCCGGTGACCTTCATGCCCAGCGCGCGCTGGGCCTTCTTGATCGCCGCGGTGGTCCGCGGGCCGAGCTTGCCGTCCAGCTTGAGCTTGTTGCCCTGGCTGTCGGTGAGACCGAGCCGATTCAGTTCCGACTGGAGCGCGTGGACACGATTGTCCCCACCCTTGTGTCCGTAGCCGGCGCCGGTACGCCCGTTGTAGGAAAGGCCGGCAGACCCAGAAGTGTCCTTCTGGGTGGCCGTGCCCTTCTTGGCGAACTTGCCACCCTGGCGAGGGTGCAGCGCCTCGTTCCAGGTGGCGCGCTCCAGCTCATCATCCAGAAGCACTTCCGTCATGCCGGGACCTCCGCGTCATCTACCAGGGGAGCGTTCGGGTCTTCCCCCACGGGCAGACCGGTGGCAGGGTCGATCGCATTCGGGTCCGGGGCCTGCTCCTGCGTCACCTCGAGCTCAGCCAGATCACCCGAAGTGACCGCTCCCACGATCGATTCCAGATCGAAGGCGTTGCCCGCGGCCAGGGTGGAGATGGCGGTGGCCTGGGTGCCCACCACGCTGGCCTCATCCGCGGGAGTGGGTCCCTTGTCCTGCGCGCCGGGCGGCTGGAGCTGAACGGACATCAAACCGGAGTGCTGGAGCTGGCTCAGGTCCTCGGCCAGGACAGCGATCCGGCTGGATTCCGGCGTCCAGCCGGCAGCCAGCGCCGCGTTGATGGTTGCCATCGTGGTGGACA